ATTGCGTTAACAGGCATGTGTACTACATCACCAGCCATTGCAATTACGGAGGCAATAGAGGCTGCTAGTCCGTCAACATGTACTGTTACCTTTGCTTTGTGTCGCTTAATCATGCTGTATATCGCTTGCCCCGCGAAAACATCACCGCCATTGCTGTTAATGTATATGTTCAGCTCTGTTATATCGCCTAATTTATCCATATCATCCTTGAAATTTTTCGGTGATATATCATCTCCCCACCACGAATAGCTTGATATGTCTCCATAAATTATTAACTCGCCGACATTTTCATCGGCTGTGTTTTTGAATTGCCAGAATTTATTCATTGTCACCTCCGTAAAGCTCTGTAATTTCCTTTATATCTACTGTGTTTTTCTGCAACATTCCCATTAATTTATTAAGTCTGCTACTTAATTCAACACTTGGTGCACCATCATCAACTAATGCTGTATCTAATCGTCTTATAGGTTCGTCACCGCCCTCGATTGGCTCTAGATTCATAACTGTACGCCATTCATTAGGAGTCATTGCACCTCTGTCTACCATTGCAACTAGACCTAATTTAGTTGACATATTAGCATAGGCAAGATTGCTAGTTGACAATATAATTTTATTTCCTTCTGCTCTATCTTTTTTTGTGAAAAATACTTTTGTAAGAGCTAGAGAAATCTTCATTGCAATAGGTTCAATCTCAGACTCATAAAAACTATTCCACTGATCTTCTGTATAACTATTTTGAACTATTGCTGTATTGACACCGTATAGGCTATATACGCGCTGTGTAACCTCTTTCGTTTGCGAAGCATTAGGCACATAGCTATCATTTTTAACTTGCACTAAATCATACCGACCATCACTTACAGCAACACCAGTTCCAGCACTTTCAGAAGATAAATAATTTTTTACAAAATCAGCAACTTGGATTTCTATATCTTCCTTTTTCAAAACACTAGAATATTTTAGAATCCATTTAATTATTGCAGAATTTTTTACAGCTGCAATCATGCTTTGATCTGTGGAATTCAATACCTCAATTAAGTTGTTTGTTGCTTTTTCTCCTGACTCACCAAAAAATTCAGTTTTGTTAAAGTCTTTCCGTAAGTGGATTACATCATCATAATTAACAATCATGTATTTTCCGGACAATAGATAAAATTTTATGAGAACAAATCCCTCTTGTTCTATTAATTCTGCTGCTGAATAAGTAACAGGGTAAATTCCTATTACGTTCCCTTTTGTGTCGCGCTCTACATATGCAAAAGCATTGTGATTCAAGTCCCTTTGAAATGTTAATTTTTCTAGCATATCTTGAAATGTCATGTATTTATTTGGATATGTGAGTACTTCATTCATTTGCGGATCATCATTCAATTTTAATGCATCTTTTTTTATAATGTGTTTCGGCTGCATCTTGCCGATTGCGTTTGCCTTTGGTCTTATTGCTGCTTTTACGATGTCATATTCAAAAGCGGTACCGCTCCAAGTGCTAAAATAATTGTTTGGGCTTGTAATCATTTTAATTATTTTATTTACTTCCTGTTGTGGAAAGAAATTTTTAAATACTTTTTTTATGCCAATCTCTCTCACCTCCTGTCAAATCATGTTGCTGTAATCTTCTTTGTTATCTTCTAGCACTATATAACCGCATAACAGTGATATAGTCCCGTCTATACGCTTTTTTCTGTCTGCGCTTTTGAATGGCTGTATATTTGCATTAATGTCCTGCTTGATTTCAGTATTTGAGAGACACCATTTATCGATTGGGTTATCGTTATATACGATTATTTTAGATTTCAAATCTGCTTTCATACTCGTCATTGGCTGACTCAGTGTCGCAACACCCTGCCTAATTGGTACCATTGAGCCTTGACCAAACTCAGCTTTGAATTGTCTCAGTAAACTATCATCAATGTGCCACGGATCATAACCAATTTTATATATATATAAGTTTTCGAGTTCTCTTAGCTCTCTAAACCATTCCAGAAAACAAATTTTATCTACTTTGTTTCCTTCCCACGACCTTAAAAAACCCTGTCTTTCCCATAATAAATACGGTACTGCATCTCTTTCTAGCCTGTTTCCATCTGTTGTCATTTTGTTTAGTATGTCAGATGGTATCCAATACATTGATTTTACATAAATTTTCGGATCATTAGGACGCATACATAAAGCTTTTGCGCTGTTTAAATCCACACTGTCTGCCGCATCAAACCCACCGACACCATAGCTGAAATTCATTTTTGCAAAATCAAACTTCTCTTTATTTTCCAGCATATCCCAAGACAACCATGCCGATGCAGCGGTTTCTTTTAAATTAAAATCCTTAACCATTACGGTCGGTTTAAAGGCTGGATCAGTCTTTGCTTTTTCTACACAGTCGCGCAAAAAATCCCTCGACTTAATTGTATCTAGTCCAGGGTTTGCTTTAACCCACATCTTTTCATCTTTCCACTCGTCACGATCATCTAATTCATATATAAAAGCCAGAAATCTATCATCAATTATGTTTCCATCTAGCACGCCTGATGCGTATTCATACTGACTATCAAAAATACATTCCCTTACAAACCCGTTTGTTGTGATACAAGTCAATAATGGTTGCCTTCTAGAACTCATTGATTGCTTCATAAGGTCATATATGTCTCTGTTTTTGATTGCTGCAAGTTCGTCTATTATTATTCCATGCCCGTTTAGACCATCAAGACTATTACTATTACTAGCAAGTGCTTTAGATGTTCCAAAATTCATAGCACAATACATATCGGCTTGACGTTTTCTTATGTGTTTACGCAACATTGGACTTTGTTTAACCATCTTTAAGGCTTCGTCAAATCCTTTTTTACTCTGTTCAAGCTTAGTTGCTATAAAATATATTTCCGGTGAGCCTTCACTATCTGCTAACATTAGAAATAAACTATCTGCAGCAAGTTCTGTTGTCTTTCCGTTTTTTCTCGCTCTTATGTCTAATACTTCTTGATACTGTCTTACTCCTGTGCTCTTATGTACAAAACCGAATACGGCTTGATGCTTTGCTTTTTGAAAAAGCTTTAATGTTAACTTAGATCCCGTTTCCCCCTGCGCCTGTTTGCAAAATGTTTCTATAAATTCGATTGGTAGGTTTGCTTTTTCCTCATCAAACACCCAGGGGAAATATTTATCGGGATTATTTTTTTTATCAAGTAAATGTTTATAGACTTTTTTAATTTTTATGCAAGCAATTATTTCATTGTTTAATACTTTGTTCGCGTACTCTTCAAGAAACGTCAATCTTTTTTCCTCTTAAAAATACAAGCAACTCATCATCCCCTTCTTCATCCTTCTTTGCTCGCATAGAAGTAATTATCTTTATCAAGGTTGTAACCGTCTTATTTGCACTATCTGTTGTTCTATTATAATCTCCTATAGCAGGATGAGAATAAATATTACTTCTACCTTTTACGTATTCTTTTGTTACTAGTGTTCCACTTTCCATGATTGCTTTTTCTAAATCTTTCAGGATCATAATTTGTACCTGGTATCTTTTAAAGGTTGTAATAAAAAAGAAATTTTGTTCGACACCATGCTTCTCGGCTATCTTCAAAATTTCTTCGGCTTGCTCTGTTAGATTTAATTTATTTTCCATTGTTCACCTGCTTCATTAGTTCGTCTGATATATTCTTAGTTGTATATGGAATCCTGATTAATAAAATTTTATTTTTATCACAGTATTCATTTTTTATATTATCCCTAATAATTATATTCTCAAGCGCTTCTATGCCACCCCACAAATCGACTGGTTTAAAGTGTTGTTCTCCATCATACTCTATTAGGCATATTAGTTCATTGCCTTTGAATACAGCAAAATCAAATAGCAGTTTATGTTTATCTTTAACCTCATCTATAGAGTATTGTTGCGCGTACCTATAGTTGTTAGTATTTAACCATTCTCTAATCTTATCTTCACCGTTACTTTTGTTTCCACAATTAGGACATCCTGTTTTATTCGCCCCTATAAAAAGCCGTGATACTTTATTTATCTTTCCACCGCACTTTAAGCACATACATTCTATTTCGTAATCACTGCCTTTATACATTCCCAGTGGTACAATCATTCCGTTATGCGCTTCTAATAGTTCTAACGCAAACTGTCTATGTGACTTTTTTCGTGATGCATTGTAGCATTTGAAACTACAGTAGACAGTTTCGTTTATTGATGTTTTGAAAGATTTATTGCAATACTTGCATATCTTTTCATATCTATGTTTGTAGCTATATTTTCTACATTTTTTGCTGCAGTACTTAGCGTTATAAATAGATATAAATTTTTCACCGCATGTTTCGCATACTCGTGTGTTTAATTTGTTTCTACATTCTTTACACTTACCGTTATGAACATTTGCCGTTCCGCCACAAATTATACACGGTTTCTTTATATAACGTTTTTCCCTGCATTCTTCGCTACAGTACTTATGATTACTTTGCTTTGTTTTAAAGTTTATCCCACACTCTTTACATAAAGCTGTTCGATTTGAAATAAAACATACTTCTTCTCCATTATAAGCAGCTTCTAGATTGTTTTTTCCTTCTCTTGTCCTTAAATAATCCCTGGCTTGATAGTATCCTAAACCTAAATTTTTTCTAATATCAGCAAGTTGTGTTCCTTTTACATACAGTTCCACTACTGTATTCTTTTCTTCATTTGTTAATCCTATCTTTACAGATTTACCACCGTTATAATATTCTATCATTTTATAACCACCCTTCCAGTGACTCTTCATATTTATACATAGAAAAAGAGCGGTGAAGTTCCGCTCTTATCGGGTTGCAATCCCTATTTCCTATGAAACTTTGTTTATCAGCTTTTCCAAAAAACTTATGAATTTGATTACTCGGTGTAATGGTCT